TTAATCAAATATGTTCATAGCTTGATGTTTTTTATCAGTATATAAATGAGAGTACGTTTGAATTGTTTCTGTAATGTTAGAGTGCCTCATTAATTCCATTAATAAATACATATCTACACCATTATTAATTAAATAGCTTGCGTACGAGTGTCTTAAATGGTGTATTTTTAGATTCGGGAATACAGATTTAAAATGATACGAATAGGTAACGTATCTAATAGGTTCTAACCCCCCGAATATAAAATAGTTTTCGTCAAAATATTTATATCTTTTAGAAGATTCATTATACATGTTTTTAAGCATCTCTCTAATTAATTTTGGTACAGGTATTATCCCTTTAGAACTTTCTTTTTTTAGATTATATTCAATTTCTCTATTACTTAAATTGATTTTCTTATTTACGTCAATTTCGCCTTTTATTTTATCGTAATCTTTCCACTGCAAAGCTAAAGCTTCGCCTATTCTAAGACCAGAATAAAATAACAGTTTAGTTAGCTGACGAGAAGTATCGTTTGTGATTTGTTCTACTTTTTCATCAAATTCTTCACGAGTGATAAATTTAGCTTGTGGTTTTGTTCTGGGAATAGGAGTTACCGATAATGTGGGGTCGTATAAGAGCTTGTAATGCTTTTTGGCGTAATTGATAACTGCTTTAAAACCTGCCCACACAGATCGTGCATAGCCAACAGAAAGACCTGCATCGTTTAACAAATAATTCCTGAAAGCAGTACATTGCGTAGTAGTGATTTTGCCAATAGGGATATTTCCGAACCTTTCTTTTATGTGAGTATTATATTCTGTAGTTCGCTTTTCTATTGAGCGTGCAGAAAGATTTTCATTTTTTAAACGATTAAAAAATATATATTCAAAGGGTTGATTGTCCGAGTATCCATATTTAACATTTTGTATAAATTCGCTTTCAGCTAGTTTGGCATCTTTCTTACGTTCAAACCCACGCTTCATTTTTCGTTTGTTATTACCGTATACATCTTTATATCTAATGGAAAAATACCATTTACCTGTATTATCATCCTTATATACTGGCATTTTGCTTTTCCCTCCTCAAAATTGGCAAAAAATAATAAGGGTAGGCGGGCTACCCGTGATTTTAGTACTAGGTACTAAATGTGATATAATAAAATAAAAAGTAGGTGATAAAATGTGTGTAAAATTTACTGACGCAGAAATAGCTTATATAAAAGAATCAGTTGAAAATTATAGTAGTGAATTTGATATTTATGACGATGAACAAGAACTTAAATTAAAAATTTATGAACAAATTATGTTAAAAATCAAATCTGAATACAAGGATACCTATTTATTCCGTCTTATTAATTGATTTGGTATATTCTCTTAATATTTTTTCGTTTTCATCAACAATGTCTTTTAGTGTGTTTAAAAGAAAGTCACAATCACCTTTGGCTACTGCACCAGCTTGTGAATGGTTGATTATGTTTCTCATACTATACGCAATTTCTACCCGTTTTTTGGTTCTATAATTTACTTTACCTTCTTTAGTTAATTCTCCTAATAATTTTGTGTACATAGTTGAATCGGTGTCTTTATGTTTGATTTTATTAACTTTTTTTAATTTGATTAAAAACGTTTCTATAGCAACAGCAAAGGTTGCTGCAGCTGGCAAATACAATTCCCTTTTATAAGCTTGTAATCCTTGTTCTATTTGATAAGAAAAAGTTATATCATCAACAATCTCTTTCATACTATTTAAATCTAAGTGGTTGAACGGTTGTATTTCATCATGTGCTTTGTTTATCAATCTTTCTTTCGACTTCGATATCAATGTATTGTAATGATCGTTAGCTAATCTTTTGCCATAATTAAAAAATAAATCTAAATTGTTTTGTAATATTACGGTCCCGATATATTTTCCGTAGTAAATAGATGTGTAATAAATGTAATTATTAAAATCTAATAATCCGGATTGTTCTTCTACATACTTTTTAGAATCATATATGTATGAAGTAAAGTGTTTAGACAAATATTTGATATCAATATTACGAAAATTATATATTTCTTTTAATTTACTGTCATTTGAGATAACGACGATGCAAGGTTCTTCAAAAAAAGATTGATTTAGATAAAATATCGAAATCTTGTAATCGTCTTTTCTCATGAATGGGAAAGCTTCTGGATTGCTACTAAACTGATAATTGTATCTGTTTTCAACTACATATTTGTAGCCTTCTAAAAATTTACGCAAGTATTCTTTTAAAGTTTTATTCTCTTCCATCCCTCATCCTCCTCACGCCATATAGGGGCTATTAATCTTCCTTCTTTCTTATTGAAAAAATAAAAAAGATGATTGGGATGCTTAACATTAATGGAAAAAATATGACTATTGGTAATGACAGTACCGCCATATATAAGAAGAATTTATCAAAATTATATTTTCTCATTTTCATTTCTCCTTTGTTTATATTTCCTTATATTTAAAAACTCTCAACGGCTCAAATGTAATAGAATACTCGCCATAGTGAGTTCCAATACCATATATCTTTTTATATTGTTCTATTGCTTCTAATATGTATTCTTCGCTTAATTGCAGATACTCAGACAACTCATATAAATTACGTACACCGTAATTGTGCGCTTCAACAATTTCGCGTAACGGGACTGCTGAGATAAAGCCGTGTCGTCTTGCGTAATTTTCAAACTTGCGATTGTTGAATTTCGATTGATCTAAAATGTTGCCATACGTCAACTTGTGGTGGGCAAGTTCTTCATATAATACTTCAGCTTTGCGTGTTTCTGACAAATTATTGTCTATAAGCACAATTCCATCTGAATAAAAACCTGCGTACCCCTCTGGAAGCTCTACGAAATCTCTTACTTCTATGTGGTCATTTTCAATTAATAGTTTTTCATATCTCGACATCAAAACCTTACCCCTTGTTGTTTAATCTTTCTTTTTAAATCTGTCAATCAATCCCATAATATAGTCTACATCTTCTTGTTTTAATTCCCCCTCAAGATGAGCTGCCATAGTTTGATGTTTGTCAGGTTCCATAGCTTTCAGTCCGCTTAATTCATCTAATGATACATTAAAATAATTTGCTAAAGCACTTGCGTGTTCCATAGAAGGGCTAGTTAGACCTTTTTCCCATCTGTCAATTGATGCTTTTGAAAATTTAACTTCGTATTTTTCATTTAGTCTGGTTGCTAATTCTTGTAAAGACAAGTTACGAGACTTTCGTAAAGTATTTAAGTTATTAGGGAAATTTGACATTTATTTTACTCCTTAATTTGTATTTTACAAACTTATTATATAAGTTTGTTCTCATTTTTGCAACACGTTTTACAAATTTATTTCTCAAAAATGAAATTTATTTGTTGACACCTAAACAAACAGCTTGTATAGTTGTTAGTGTAATCTCATAAATGAGACGAAAGGAGGATGGAAAAGTGAATAAAGTTAGATATCAGAGTTTGAGAAATTTCATTGATGAGAGTGAATATACCCACAAACAAGTTGCCGATATGATTGGTATGAACCCCGCTAGATTCAGTCAAAAGATAAATAAAAATAAAAGTAACTTTACTATTGATGAAGCCAGTGCGATATGTACAGTTTTAAAAATAAGTATGGATGATTATTTTTTTAACCAAAACGTCTCAAAAATGAAACGACAAAAAGAAACACAAACAACTTAATAGGAGGAAAACAAATGCAAGATTTAAAAAAGATTCATGAAATAGCAGTAAAAATCATCGAACTAGCAGAAAAAGAAAAATGGAGCGAAGAGGAATTACTAACGACAATAGACCTCTTACATCTCCAAAATAAAAATACATTGTCTTTAACTGTTGATGGTAAAAAAATTATTTAGGATTTTTTGTATTCATATCAACATCAAAAGTTAAAGGGTTTTCATCAACCAAAATTAATAGGTGACTTGAACGTATATCAATATTATTGCCGTCAACGTGGATTGTTACGACCAAACCATTTTCGTAAGCTAATCGAACACCTTTGCTACCATCTACAAATTCACATGGTGTTTCTTCAAACTTACCGGCATTTCTAACATTGATACTAAAGTTATAGTTAGTTTTCAATCTTATCACCACCCACCATCGCAGTAGCGATAAATAAATTATACACGAAAGGAGCATAAACAATATGCAAGCATTAAAAACAAAATCGAACATCGGCGAAATGTTCAACATACAAGAAAAAGAAAATGGAGAAATCGCAATAAGTGCAAGAGAGTTATATAAAGCTTTGGAAGTTAAAAAGCGTTTTAGCGCTTGGGCAGAAATTAACTTGAAGCATTTCAAAGAAAATAGGGATTTTACAAGTGTACTTACAAGTACGGTTGTTAATAACGGAGCTGTAAGACAACTAGAAGATTATGCTTTAACACTTGATGTAGCTAAACATGTTGCGATGATGTCAGGTACAGAAAAAGGTTTTGATTTTAGAGAGTATTTCATCCAAGTAGAGAAAGCATGGAACAGTCCAGAAATGATTATGCAACGTGCTTTAAAAATTGCTAACAACACAATCAATCAATTAGAAACAAAGATTGAACGTGATAAACCAAAAATTGTA